GTCGGGGCTGGCGTCACCGTTAAATTTAACGCTAAGCTCTGCTAGCAGTGAGTCAGCATCCGCCTCGATCACCGTGGCATCCTGGGCTTGCGCAGTAAGAATGCCCCGTAGTTCTGCCATAACTTTAGAGCGTGCGTCTTCACTGCTGGAGATAGTCTTAACCTCTTTCCTCTCAGTGAATGCGGCGACCTCGGTAACTGTGCCGAGGGTCTTGAGAGCTTGCACCTTAACGCTGTCTTTTGTGTCGGCATCGAGGGCCACTTGTACTAGCCCTTGGATCACTAAAGAACGAAGCGCTGCAGGGGTTCGGTGTTTCTCGGCCTCTATTGCCAGGGCATAGGCGTCTATCTCTCTCTGAATCCTCTCGTCCCTCATTAGCTCGTATGGTTTGCTGGCCATGGTGTATTTACTGGTGACGTCGTAACTGGCCCGGTATGCGTCAGCTTTCGTTGCGCCTTTGGCTACCTCGTGAGCGAAACGTCTCTGTTTTGGAGTGAGTGCTCCGGAGACTTGCCTACCGAGAATGTGCTCTATGGGTGTTTCCTTGACGGCTGTCTCTAGTGCTTTCCTTGATAGCTTCATAGGTGTTTGTCCTACTGGGGTTCTATACAGTATAGGGGAACAGGGGAGGAAAGCAATAGGACTGCTCTCGCTTCGCTCGTTGCGGGCGGTCTCCGGCCACTTCCCAGGACTCAGAACACCCCGACAGAACACTCCAACCTTGTAAGGTTTGCGCTACCAGGGAGCGCGATTCTTACAGGTTCCTGACACTTTCCACCCCGGAACTGTACGTTCATACAGCAGGGTTTGTCCTATGTGCAAGGGCCACAAACACCCCGACACTATCGCTGTTCCACGGTGGAACACAGGAGAACACAGCATGACACGCACACAGTACCGGGCCTATCGTCGCAGCATCCGAGATAACGGGCTTGCCTACACACTGAGACACGCACCTAAGCCGGACGGTTACACGCTGGCGAAGCTGGACATCATTGCAAGCATGCAAGATATGCTCGCTTGGCGGGTTCGTTGGATCAATCAACCCGACACGACACGCGGAAACGTTATCCGCCTGACTTCCACCATTGCCTAACCCACTACAGGAGAACCCTCATGAAAGCTTACCTTATCGTCGAAGCTGGCGATCCAAAGACCGCCGAATGGTTCTATGCGGATGCCTCTGGGCAAGCGCTAGACGCCGCAGGGCGCTCCGGTTTCGATGAAACCCGGGGCTTCGCGGTCGTTCTGACGTTGCCGGTGGATGCTGTTTGCATCGCGGGCGACGAGTAACCCTTACCCACTACAGGAGAACTAGACCATGCGTAACCCGTACAAAACCAAGCTTCGTGCTCTTGGCTTGCCATATCGCCCCATTCTCGGTGAGGCATCGTCCAAAACGATCAAAGGGCAGAAACTCAATTTTCTGACGGGCATTCTGTACCTCACGCCCGATGATGAAATCTGCCCGCATGCCCGCTTGGCCGGATGCATGGCCGCATGCCTCCGTTCCGCCGGACGGGGTCAATTCGACTCCGTACAAGCTGCAAGGGATGCAAAAACCGCATTCTTTCGTGAGCATAGGGAAGCTTTCATGCTGTCGTTTTGTGCCGATGTCTGGACGCTAGTCCGGAAAGCCCGAAAGCTTGACATGGTCCCCTTGGTGCGCCCTAACGGTACGTCCGATATCCCATGGGAAAACATCCTTGTGCAAGCCTATGGGAAGACACTATTTCAGATTTTCCCGGACGTTCAATGGTATGACTACACAAAGCATCCTAGCCGCAAGCTGGAAGGGAAAACAGCCGGGAATTATGACCTCACGTTTTCATTCTCTGCAGTGACACCTAAGCCCATCAGTATTAAGGGGCTTACAAACCCGGCTAATCGTCGCGTGGCAGTGGTTTTCCACAAGCGTGACGAGATACCCGAAAGCTTTAGGGGATGGCCGGTAGTCGATGGGGATGATACCGACGTCCGACACATTGAGCCCACTGGTGTAGTCGTGGCCCTGTACGCTAAGGGCAAAGCAAAACACGACACCACCGGGTTCGTCCAGCGTATCGGCACAGATTACTAAAGGGGTTGACCATGGTTCGCATCATTCATTCCAAAATTTTAGGTGGATGGTTCATTGTTCGGGGGCCGCACCAGACTCCCATATCTGGACGATTCGATTCCCGGGCGGATGCCCTTGCACACTTGAAAAGGGGTTGATATGTTCATCACAAAAACCACGCGCCTAGGCTCCGGGTACGGTTGCAGGGTATTTTTCAACGGTGCGCTAATCGTAGAAGGACGGTGCGCTAATCGGTCACTGATTGGTGCAACATTCCGCGATTTATTACGCACCATCGATAAGTGCAGCGGGGACGAATTCACTAGCGCGGCTCGCCGGCGTAAGCACCGTGACGGAAACCCCGTCATTAGCGTCAAGCATATTTGGACAAGGGGTTGACCATGAAAACCATGCAAGCCCGTTACCCTGGAAAGTGCGCCCGCACTGGTGCCCCTATCCGCCCGGGTGACACCATCGTTTACGTCGGGAAGGGCCGGGCTTATCTGTCCGACCTCCTACCCGCTGTTGACCCGGACTTAGCCCTGGCACGGTCGATTGACCCTGATTTGGCGGATGCCGACCCGGACGCTGCAGCGCACGCGGGCCGGTATCTGCGCCAGAGTCTGGAGCGGGGGGTCTCCCATCTCTGGAATTCTGGCGGGCGTGAGTTCTATCGGAATCGCCGTGGCCGGTGCGAGGATGCCCCGTGCTGCGGATGCTGTAACGCATGAGGAAACGACCATGCTACGTATTCAAGAATTGCTAGACGGCTGGCATCTTCAAGATGTTGCAAACCACGAAGACGCGCAAGATTTTGCCAACGCATTCGTGGCAGCTGAGCTGGTTGACGATCCGGCGCCTGAGGGCCCCGAGTGGCGCGATCCGGGTGATGAGGACGGGCGATTCGTCGCCCTGGAGGATGAGGACGGCGGGCGCGTCCTGATAGGCGCGCTGGGTGTCCTGTCTCGGTTCATCCCGTCGCAGGTGGTTTCTGTCAGCATGCTGGAGGGTATCGAATGATCATCGCCCTTCTCGCCGCCCTGGCCGCCGCCATCATCGCCGCTATTCTCTTGGGAGATTAAATCCAATGACCACACAATCGACCACCACCAAAGCCCCCGGCAAACCCGGACGCCCCCGCGTCAATGCCAAGCGAGACACCGCCACCGCTGCCCGTCTCCTCGCCACACAGACCCGGCTGGGCCTGACGGACGCCAGCATGGCCCGGTATCTCGGGGTTCCCGTCTCCACCTGGCGCAACTGGGCCTGCGGGCACCGGGAGCCGGGGGCGGTCACCGCTCGCCTGCTCGACGTGCTCGACGCCGTGGAGTGTCTGGCGCCCGAGATGCATAAGCACCTGCTGCCGTGAAAGTGCTCATCGCCTGCGAGTATTCGGGCACCGTGCGGGATGCGTTCATCGCACGGGGTCACGATGCCATATCATGTGACCTCTTGCCCACTGACGCACCCGGGCCGCACTGGTGCGGTGACGTGCGCGAGGTGCTGGGCATGGGCTGGGACTTGATGATCGCTCACCCGCCTTGTACTCACCTCGCCGTGAGCGGGGCGCGGCGGTTCGACAAGAAACGCGATGAACAGGCGGCCGCCCTGGACTTTGTGCGCCTGCTCATGGATGCGCCAATCGAGCGGATCGCTATCGAGAACCCCGTCTCGATCATCTCCAGCCACATCCGCAAGCCCGACCAGATCATCCAGCCCTATGAGCACGGGCATGAGGCCACGAAAACCACGTGCCTGTGGCTCAAGGGGCTACCCCATCTCAAGCCCTCGAACATCGTCGGCAAGGGGGCGCGGCACGTCACCAAGAGCGGGCGCAGCCTGCCCGAGTGGTACAACCTGCCGCCGATCGCGGACAGGTGGAAAATCCGCAGCGCCACGTTCCCGGGGATCGCTGCGGCCATGGCCGACCAGTGGGGCACTCAAGCCGCCCGCTGATCCATCTCCTCATCCATCCACTCCTCGAAGTGCGGCACCGTGCGCCGCTCAAGGCCCGCGATGGTGCGCCGCTCATCCTCGGCGCGCTGGCGGGCCTTGATGATCTCGGTGCGCTGCTTGTCGAACGCGCCTACCAGCGCCGGGTTGATCGCCCAGTCGGCCTGGTGCAGGTGCTCACGCGAGCCGTCATCGAGCCGCACAACCCAGCCGGCCTCCTCAAGGGTCTGCATGGCACCGATCACCATGCGGTCCTGTAGGATGGTGCTCTGCACCTTCTCCATGCGCCGCCGTGCGCCTCGCTTGACCTCGGAGAGGGTCACCGTGGTCTTGCCCGCGCAATGGTACAGCAGCCAGCCCTGCACCCAGATATCGAACGAATCCCCGGTGAACTCGGCGAGCGTGTACCGAAGCGCCGGGATGACATAACCCCGCACCATGCTGATGGCCCGCTCAAGGGTCGAGCGGCTGACGATGCTGCTGAAGGGGCACTCGATCACATGGAACAGCAGCGCGAGGCGGGCAGCAGTGCCCTCCAGCTTCCCGTAGGCGGTCAGAAACGCGGGGTCCGCCTCCAGCACCACCTCGTCGCGCTTGCTCTGCTCGAACCACAGTTGGAACTCGCGGAACAGCGTGAAGGCATCCGGGGCCAGCGTGTAGGTCTGCGCTGGGAGCGAGTAGACCAGGCGCACCAACTGGTCCCACCCAGCCGAGTGCGCAGGCGGGCCAGGCTCGCCGCGCCGGGTCTTGCGCGTGTCCAGGATGCCGGGGATGAACCGCTGCAGCAGGCCGTCGGTAGCCAGCGCCTCGACCGTGGCCCGGTAGACCAGCGGCTGGATGTTGCCGTAGACGCTCACCGCGAAGCACTCGGCAAGGATCGCACCGCCGCCTACCCGGTCATACTCGTACCGCCTCGCCTCGTAGGCCTGCACCCACGTCGACCGATCCTCGCCGCTCTGGCGGTCGCTCATCTTCTTGGTCCAGGCGGCCATCTCGTCCAGGTAGCACAGCAGGCCACGCGGCCGCTCTGCCGCATACCTCACCAGCTTCTGGCTGGTGATGTCGGAGACCTTTAGGCGCAGCGGCTGGGGCTGGGGCGGCAGGTCTGACACCGTGGGCAGCGCCGTGTTCCCCGTCACATCAAGGCTGGAGGCGGCATCGAGGAACTCCTTCTTGCTCACCGCATGCCGGGCCTCCAGCGCCTCCCAGTCCAGCATGCGCTTCTTGAAGGCCGGGTAATCCTCGGCCTCGATCTGGTGCAACACCTCGACCATCGGACTCGCGCCCGGGGTCTTCTTGTCTGCGGGCGAGCCGATGGTCATCAGCCAGATGATCGGCGGCACCTCGTAGCCCTCCATCAGCCGCAGCCGGGAGCGGGCATCGATGGCACCGGCCACCGCCGCCAGGCCCGAGAACAGTGGCACGATGGGGTCGCACCCAATGTGCTCGCTGACCTCGGTGGCCCGGTCGGCCAGGGCCTGCGGCCACCACTCCACGCGCATCACGGGCGCTGGCACCCGGCTGGACTCAATGAGCACCTGCGGCTGGGTCAGCGCCTCGGCGGGCTTGAACAGGGCCGATGCGTCCAGCGGGGGCTTCACCCAGCCCGACTGTCGGGCCAGGTGGAACAGGCTGCCGAGCTTGACCGCCGTGGCCTTGTCGCTCTTGAACGAGCGCCACTGCGCCGCGATGGCACGATCACCCGGGTACTTGTCGGCGCTCTTGGCGCTCCACTGCTGCCAGGTGGTGAACGCGCCATCGAGGTCATTGGTCTGCGTGCCTGCCCAGTGCAGCGCCATGCCGCAGGTGATCCACTCGTCGCGGCTGACATCGGGACTGATCGAGTCCAGTGCGCTGCGGATCTCGGACCAGTTCACCTCCACCGTGTCAGTGGGCTGCGATGGCGCGGGCGCTGGCTCGTTCAGCAGCGTCTGCCACAAGTCGAGTAGTGCAGGCGGGATGAGCGGCATGCGCATCCAGTGCCCGCGCCCTGCCCAGCGGTAGGGCTGCTGCGTGTCGGGGTGGATGCTCGGCGGCAGTACGTCCTGCATCGTCAGGCCGTCGGCCGTGGCGCATCGGAAGTCGAGGTAGTTGGACACCTTGCCGTCCACGTCCACCATGAGTTTCTTGCTCGGCAGCGCTAGGCCGAAGGGCATGGCGTACAGCAGCTTCCCGTGGCCCTGCCGTCCACTGTCCACGATCACCGCATCGGGCGCATCGTAGAGCGCAGCCAGGTCAACGCCCATGAACGAGAGCATCGTGGTGGCAGTGAACCAGTCGTCGATGTCCAGGGCCATCGTGCCGCTGTAGGCATGGGCCAGGCCGATGCCGTGCGCGGGGGGCAGATCGGCCTGAGAGCGCAGGGCCGACTCGCGCCGGTTCCACCCCACGGTGCGCGGCCCCTTGGTGCCCGGTGGGATGGGCACAAGCGACCACCCGTGTCTGATGTAGGCGTCAACAGACGCGGGATGTTGTTGCACGATGCTCGATGATGTCATACCATACGGGCGCCGGTTAACCGGCGTCTCCTCCTTTGTCGATGTTGCACACCCCGCCGAGTTCACGCTTGGCGGGGTTCTTTTTTGGTCATGTCAAACACCCTTTTGCTTCCGGTATTCCTTCACCGCGCTGCGCAGACCGGCCTGCGTAGTCGCCTTCTCGTCCAGTGCCAGAGCCTGCGCCTGGTCTAGGGTGTCCTGGCACAGGATGCGGTGGCACACCACCGGAGCACCCTGACCCTGCCGCCGCACCCGGGCGTTGAACTGGTCGTACAGGTCAAGGCTCCAGTTCAGCCCGAACCACACCAACGTGCGGCCCTTGTGCTGCAGCCCGTCGATGCCGTGGCCCATGCTGGCCGGATGACCAATCATCAGCGGGCAGTCACCGCTCTTCCACCGCTCCATTGCGTTGTTCAGTTCGCGCTCGGTCTTGCACTCGGTCAGGTTGATCGGCCGCAGCGCCTTGAACCGATCCATGATCCGCTCGGCATCTGATCGGTAGGCATAGGCGCACAGCACGGGTGAGCCCTGCGCCTCGTCCAGTATCTCGTCAAGGGCTTCAAGTTTCAACTGATGCACGGGCTCCCACAGCGGCATGCCGGCGATAGGGTACACCGCGCCGTTGCTGAACTGCAGGCACTTGTTGGTCAGCGCGGCCGAGTTGAACACCTCGATCTCCTTGCCGCTGTCAAGCACGGTGAAGAACTCACGCTCCATCTGCTCGTACTTCGCACGCAACTCGGGTGGCATCTCCACCTCGATGTTGTTGACGATGAGGTCGGGCAGCGGGTTGTAGTCCTCGGCGCTCATCTCCAGCGTGATGTCGCCAATGAGGGTCTTGATGACCGTCTCGGTGTCGTCGTAGGGCACTTCCTTGTAGGGGCCGGCCTTCTTGTAGAACCGGGTCTTGAACGCGGTCTTGCTGGTGCCCAGGCGCTGCCCCTTGTCCACCACCAGGTACTGCCCGTGGAGGTCTTTGTAGCCGTTGGACGCCGGGGTGCCGGTCAGGCCGGTGGTCCAGTCGAACTTGTCCAAGATGCGCTTGACCGCTCGCACGCGGTCCGTGGCGCTGTTCTTCATCTTGCTGATCTCGTCCCACACCACACCGTTGAACGGCAGCGGCTTGTCCTTGCTGACGTAGTAGGTGTGCAGCGTCTCACCGAGCCACTTGAGGTTGTCGTAGTTCATCAGGTACACGTCAGCCTCGCGCATCAGCGCCCGGGTGCGCTGGTCCCGGGTGCCGGTGACCATGCTGAACCGCAGGTGCTTGGTGTGCTCCCACTTCGCGGCCTCCTGGCGCCACACCAGACGGATCACGCGGATGGGGGCGATGATGATCACGCCCCGCAGGAACCGGGTGTTGATGAGGTGCGCGATGGTGGTGAGCGTGATGATGGTCTTGCCCAGCCCCATGTCCAGCCACATCATCGAGTTGACGTGGGTGGACTGGAAGTTGACCGCCTTCTTCTGGTAGTCGTGGAGGAGGTTGGGGGTCAGCATGATGCGAGCATCTCGTCCACCATCCGCAGCCCGTCGTCCACGTTGTCGATGACGAACACGCTGACCTTGTGCTGGCGCAGTCGGTGATGCTCGCGCTCTTGGGCCGGCGTGGGCTTCTGGCCTTGGCGCTTGAACTCGCAGAAGAACATGCGCCCGTTGGGCAGCACGAACAGCCGGTCAGGCACCGCGGCGTGCGCTGGTGAGGTGAACTTGTAGGCCAGCAGCCCGCGCTCACGGGCGTAGCCGCAGACCTTCGCTTCGATGTTCTTTTCAAGCATCTCGTTTCTCCTGCTCAACGATCAGTTTCCGGTATGCGTCAATGGCAACGCGCAGTTCTTCCCTCAGAGCCTCGATCTCGTCCCTCGCAGCCTGGGCGTAGGCGTTGAGCGTCTCTCGATCCCAGGTTGCAAAGTCGGTCATGCCAACCCCAATGTCAGTTTCTCGATCTCGTTGACGTAGTAGTCGAAGTCGATCTCAGGGCCAACGTCCTTGATGTCGTTGCACACCTGCACGTTCCACCCACTCTCCACGGCGAACTTGCGCCAGTCGGTCTTACCCTTGAGCGGCGGCATCCACTTGGTCAACGGCTTGCCGCCCTTGGCCACGTAGTACCGGGTGGTGTTCTGCGCCTGGTGGTCACCCCACTGCAGGTAGCTGGAGCGCGGCACCTTGATGCGCAGCATGAAGTCGTGCAGGTGCGGCCAGTTCTCCACCGTCTCGCGGATCGGTGCGCCGTTCACCAGCACCTTCTCGGCCACCTTGGGGATTACCAGACCACCAGCGTTCTGGTGCCAGCCGATGTTCCACTCGTAGGCACCCTTGCGCTTGACGGAGCCATCCTCGTACTGCCCGATGTAGTTGTTCACGTCGCGCAGGTACATGCGCCGGTAGCGCACCTGCTCTAGGTTCAGCCCGGTCATGTGCATCCACCATGCGCACGTCTTGTCCACAAAGTACATGTTGGCGCGGGGTACGCGCACCGTGACGCCATCGGTGTTGATCTGCACCAGCGACAGGCCGCCGATCTCCATCAGGCGCTCGGCCAGCAGGCACAGCAGCAGTTGCCCGTTGAGCGTGATGCTCATGGTGAACAGCGGGTCGTAGAACACGCTGAACTTGTTGTTGCTATCGCCGTACACGCCGTTCAGGGCCAGCTTGAGCATGGCGCTCTCGCTGCTCTTCTTGGGGTACTGCTTGCGCTGCTCGAACAGGTTGCTGTAGATCGCCACGAACTCCTTGCCTAGGTGCTGCGGATAGAACTCGTTGGTGATAGCCAGGTTGGGGTAGTACGAGGTCACGTCGAGGTCCACGATGACATGCTCGTCGTCAGACTCCACCACCGCGTTCTCCAGCGAGCCGTGGATGCCGCCCAGGCCGAAGACGAACGTGAACCCATCGACCGTGGCCGTGAGATCCGTGAAGACGCCCTTGGTCTCGGTGATCGTCTGCGCCTTGAGCCAGTTCAGCACCCGGATGAACTCGGGCTGCTGGAACGTGATCCACGGCAGGATGGCGTCCTTGAGGTGGATCACCGGGCGAGGGGTCTGCCGCGGCGAGCGTCCATCGGGGCCGAAGTCGTAGCAGGAGACGCCGGCCTGCTCCAGGCGCAGCGTGAAGTATTCCTTGCCGATCTTGGTGTCGTTGAAGTTCAGCCAGTCCTTGCCCGGGTACTTGATCGCGAGGTCTTCGCGGAACCGCAGCATGTCCGTGGTCAGGTGGTAGAAAAGCCGCGTGGCCTCGACGTCATGCTCGTTGTACTTCTTCAAAACCTCGACCTGGTCACGGGTCAGCGTGGTGCCGACCTTGAACGGCAAGTCCTCGATGGTGTCCATGCGCAGGTTGAACTCCAGCGCCTTGAGGCTGGTGGCGCGGGCCTTGTTGTCGAAGTGGTGGATCTTGTAGAGGTCAATCTGCTCCACGATGCGGTCGCTGGGCTTGACCGTGTGCAGCCAGCGGTCGTCATCATCCTGGCGCTCGATGATGGCCTGCGCCTTGCGGTACAGCGTCTGCGCGTCAGACTGACCCATCTGCATCAGGGTGTGCAGGATGGGGTAGTCGAAGCCCACGTTATTGAACCCCGCCATGCGGGCGTTGCGGTCAGCGAGGTAGCGCACGAACTCGACAATCTGCCGGGACTCGTTGCGCCACTCGCTGATCTCGAACATCAACTTGACGGGTGCCTCGACGTGCATCACAGACAGCGTGAAGACGTTGGGGTACGTCTCGCAGTCGTACACCCAGTCGTTCACGCGGACACCTCGCAACTATTGCTGCCATCTGCGCATGAAATGCAAGGCACAACATCAGGTTCTTCCAGCGTCGTTGCGTAATCACGCCAAGAAAACCGTCGCCCCAATCCTTTGACGCTGGTCAGATTAGCGTTTGCTTCCATGTCCAGTGCCCGTTGAAACATCAGCGGGTATTCCTGCTTCAGCGCTGCGATCTCAGGTTTGGTAGACGCGGGACAGAAGAAGCACGATGACTTGCCTGGGCGGGGCAGACCAGCACGGTCAATGGCCGCAAGGCACTCGGGACGAGACCACTCCCACTCAACCAGCGGGTAGTGATACCGATACTTGTCGTCCTCGATTGGTGCTTTCATCCAGCGCCGAGTTTCGGAAAACTCGTAGCCAATGTACTTGTCAACTCGCTCACCACGTTGCCAAGTCAACTTGGATAACCAATGGTTGTTCGCGTACTTTTCTTGAGGTGCGACCTTGAACTTCTGTGAACAACCTTTGAAACCATATGCCAGCGATGGCAACATTTTCGCGTCTAAGCAATTCTGTTCCAACGTATGCACACGCCCGTCGCGGCGCAATTTGCGCACAACGGTGATCGGCGGCATCCCGTGCCGGCGCAGCCACTCCTGCATGCGCTCGATGTGTTCGTAGGTGTGAGGGCGCTCACCACCAGTGTCGGCAAACAGAATCAGATCGAATGGTTCCAACCCACGTTCGACCCAACCGCACAAGATGGCAGTGCTATCGGTTCCGCCGCCAAACGAGAGAATCTTCATCAATGGTTACCTTGTAGAAGAGGGGCGGCGCACCGCCGCCCCATCCTCATCACTGCGCGCTCATGAACGGAGGCAGGGGCATCTGCGCCGCAGCGGGCTGCAGGAACGACGGTGCCGGGGCAGCAGCGCCGGCCACAGCGCCGAACATGCCCGACGCATCCACGGCGCCCTCGCCGAACGGCTTGTCGTCACCAGCGAACTGCACGGCCACGAGGTCGGCCCGGATGCCGCGGCCGTGCTTGTTCTCCTGCAGCCAGGGCTTGATGGCCACGTTGACACGGCAGCCGCCGTACATCTTGCGGGTCAGCGCCTGGTAGGCCATCGTGTTGGTCGGGTCCACGGGCGTGCCGTCGGCCTGGATGATCTGCGGCGGGTTGTCCCGGCCGGCGGTGACGTACACGTTGCCCGCGTAGCCATCGTAGGGTTGGAAGGTCTTGCTGTTGACCTTTTGGTTGCCGTCGCCGTAGCAGCGCAGCTTGCGGTCAGCGTTGATCAGGTTCAGCACGTTGCCGGCGTGCTCCTTCCACTTGACCAGAGCCATCTCGTTGATCTTGGCCATGAACTGCTTGAACCCCGGGTGGTCGGGGGCCATGATGAAGTCCCCGGAGTAGCTCAGGCGCTCCTTGCCCGTCTCGGGTGAGACGCGCTTCTGGGGCTCTGCGAGGTGGGGGAACGAGAGACGAACACCCGACAGAAATACGAGATCGGACATGACAATTACCTTTCAGGGTTTACGATAACCACGCCGGCAGTTCGACCGGCACTTCAGATTGCACTGCGCTGAACAACGGCGCAGCGTTGGTGGTGATCGCGGTGCGCGAGTCAGCGGCCAGAGCGACCACCGGCTTGCCTACCGTCTTCACCACGTACTCTTGTTCGAGTGTCTTCAGTTGACGCTCGGTCAGTTGCACATCGGTGCCATCGCGCTTCTTCCAGCGCAGCTTCTCAGCCTGTGCTGGGGACACCAGCGTCGTCTTGTAGACCGACTCCTTGGGGATGCCCATCTTGCGCAGGCGCTCGGCCATCTCCTCGTCAGACAGCCTCCAGGCGCGGTGTCCCTTGCCGTTGACCATCTTCAGGCCCGGGATGTCCGCGCCGCGCTCCATGCGGGTCTGGGCTTCCTTCTCTACGCCTTCGAGCATCTGACGCAGCAGCGGTGCCGCCTCCATGATCTGGACGATCTGCTCGTCCGTCATCTTGGTCGGATCCTTCTCGGCCGCGCTGGCCGTGATGTCCATCGTGTCCACGACCTCCAGCGCCTTGGTGCTGAGTGCCGCGCAGCCGCCCTTGGCGCGGCAATACTTGCACTGCTTCTCACCAGGCACCAGGGGCGCGTCGGGTCTGTCCGTGGCCGCCGCCTCGATGACGATGGTGCGAGCCACCTCATCGACCACCTTCTCCACAGGGTAGTCCACAGACCTGATCGCCTGGCCACCACGCAGCGCCAGTTTCGGCTGGATGACCGTCATGCGCACGGTCTTGAACGGGTACGGGTTGGGCTTGGCAATCTTGAACCCGGCCAGTGCGCCCACAGCGTACTGCTCCATCTGCAGGATTGCCGAGTCCCAGGCGTCGTTCATCCCGTCCTTGTAGTCGATGATCTCCAGCACCCCGTGCAGGTTGTCGTGGATCTGGACGTCCACGCTCCCGTGCAGATCATCCCGAGTCAGCAGCCACTGCGGGTTGACCCGCTCCTCGGCGATCAACTGAGCGATGCCCAGCGACTCGGCGTGGCGCTGCTTGATGTAGTCGATGGCGACCTTGACCCGTGCTACACGGTCGGCATCGACGATGAACTCACCATCGTCATCCTTCATCTTGATGCCGACCATTGGCGAGGGGTCGGCCGCGCCGGCTTTGACGCAGTGCTCCAGCAGCGTGTGCGAGTGGGTGCCGTCGATGGCCGCAGCGCCGCTGCGCTCATCGGGGTAGGCGGCCTCCTCGCGCACGCTGCCCGGGCACGCGGCCCAGCGGTGCCGCTTGGAGGGCGACAGGTTGGCGTGGGCGGTGCTCACTTGAGTGCTTCCACGCCAGCAAACAGGGCGTCGTAGTTCTCAGGCTTCACATCGTTGATGTTCTGGTGCCCGAGCGCAACCAGAACCTGCTGGATCTGCGCACCCTTGGCCACGCCGAGCGCCTTGTAGGACGCCATCACGTAGTCGATCAGACTTTTCTGATCGGTGAACGGTGCCTTGGGCAGCGTGGCGGCCGGTGCCACGGGTGCAGGCGGCGCGAACACGGGTGGCGCGGGCATCGCAGGCACGACAGGGGCCGGTGCAGGCACTGGCGAGGTGGGTGTGATGGTGACCACAGCAGGGGCTGCAGCGGGTGCAGCAACGGGGCGAGCGCCCATCGCAGCGACCAGAGCGTTGATCGCGTTGGTCAGGTTTTCAATTTTGGCTTCGAGTGACATACAGAGACTCCTTCTTCGGGGTTGCAGGTGGGGTGATGGTGATGCGATCCTCGATGAACGCATCGACCAGTTCGCGCAAGACCTCTGAAATACCTCCGTACTTCTCGGCCTTGGCGCGGAACGCTTGGTGTGTCTGCTGAGGCAGACGCACAGTGAGGAAAGTGGTTCGCTTGTTCATGCTTGACATCGTATCACAATGCTCATACGATGCAAGCACTTTTTGCAACAGGAGTCCACCAATGATCCGCATCCCGAATCCTTTTCGCACCCCGAGCCCCGAGGAGTTGATCGCCCGCGAGTTGGACCAGGCCAGGCGCGGCCTGCTGGAAGCGCAGACCGGGCGCGACTACGCCAACGCGATGGTGTTCTACCATGAGACGCGGATCCACCGGCTGCGAGCGCAGTTGGAGATGGCGGGGGAGGGGCAATGACAGACCGCGAATTGCTTGAGGCCGCTGCGAAGGCGGCGGGGATTGAGTTTGGATGGATTCATGACACGCCACGAATCCGCGCTGAAATGGGCTGGACTCCTTGGAACCCCCTCACCGACGACGGCGATGCGCTGCGGTTGGCGGTGAAGTTGGGGTTTACGGTCGGCCCGCACCTTGGTGCAACTTACGCGGGGGTCGCCCCGTGCCCTGACGACTTTGAAGACGGCAAGCTCCCGATCCGAATCGCACAGATGCACAACGGCGACCCCCTCGCCGCCACCCGCCGCGCCATCGTCAGGGCTGCGGCTGAGATTGGAAGGAGCATGACATGACAACCCTACGCGAAGCCGCCCAGCAGGCGCTTGAAGCTCTGGAAGAACTGAACGGGTGGCAGTCGCTGGCGCCGCCCGTGGCATCCCAAGCCGGAAGACAGGCCGCCATCAACCTCCGCGCCGCGCTGGAGCAGCCGGAGCAGGAGCCGGTGGCGTGGCGCTACCAAAACTCCAACACCGAGCGAGAGTATTTGGTTTGGAATAAGGGTACTGGTGGACGTAACTGGACTCCCCTCTTCACCCACCCACCCCGCCGCGAGTGGCGCTCGTTGAGCGAGGAGGAGATTGCCAAGTGCTGGCACGACACGCCGTGGAACGCGGACTTGAAGACGCGGGTGTTTACCTTTGCCCGCGCCATCGAGCAGGCTTGCAAGGAGCGAAACCCATGAGCATCGTCACCCACGTGGCGGTTTTCTTCGCCCGCAACCCCGAAGAAGAACTGACAACCCACGACGTCGGCATCAAGTGGGACATGAAGCCCAACAACGTGGGCGCATCCCTGCGCTATGCCGAGCAAGCAGGCTGGGTCACGCGCACCAAGCGCGCCGACCCGACAGTGCGAACCAAGTACCGGTGGGTCTACACCGCCGGCCCGTTGCTTTTCAAGGAGATTGGAAGATGAAACACCACCGCATCCCCCACGGCTGCGACCAGCAGGGTCGTTACCCCGAAGCCGCCGAGCCCTGCACCGAGTTGGGCCAGGATGACCCCGACTTTTACGGAGCCAAGTTCTGGGAGGGCGAGGTCATCGCCGCACTCTGCGTTGCCAGTGCAATCGTGGCCGGCTTGGCCGTTCTGGCGATGGTCTTTGCCCGCTAGTACGACCACACCGTCGGCGTGGCCCGCAGATCGAGGTGGATGAACCGACCCGCGCCCTTCTGCTGCACGCCAATGCCGGTGAACCCGAGGTGCATCGCCAGGCGCAGCAGTTCGTGCGCGTCTGCGCCCTGCACGCCCACATCGCAGGCCAGGCCCGTCGCGTGCATCCCTGGCGTGGCCTTGGCCTTCTCGATGGGATTATCAGGACAGCGATAACCTGACGTAATCGTCATGGGCCGCTTGTAGACATCCCGCAGCGCCTGAAGCCGGCCCATGAACTCGGGCTTCATCTCCTGCTTGCCGCAGTGGCGGCAGCGGAACTCGGCCTCGGTGAAATTGGGGTAGTCGGACCAGTTCACTTGGTCACTCCCTTGGTCTTCTCGAAAGTCCTGAGCCCGCCAATACCCAGCAGGCCCGTCACCACCACCCACAGCAGATCGAGGTTCAGCGCAGGGGGTGCAGGCCAGCCCTTCACGGCAGCGCCCCAGGCCAGCAGCGGCTGGATGATGGTGGCGTAGAGGAACCCGAGCGCACCGCACCAGCCGAACGCGGGCCGCCAGCCGGCCACGAACACCGATGCGTGAGAGGCCTCACGGGCGTTGATCTCCAGTTGCGCGATGGTCTGCTTCAGTTCGCCCTCTGCGGCCATCCGAACCAGTTCCATCTCGGCCTGGCGCTTGGCCTCCGGGTCAGGGACGAATCGGTCCAGCAGGGTCTTGCCTACCTCTAGGATCGGCCCGAGGATCAGGGGGTTCATTTCTTCGCCTCCGCTTTGATGTGCTCCCATGCGGCCACACACAAGAACACCACGATGGCCCAGAGTCCGGCTGCCGTGACTTTTGAGAACGCATCACTCTTGGTCTTGTCCCACCACGAAGCGTTCGCAATGGCCTTCTCGTGCGCAATGCGATGCCCGTGCGGATCGCCACCGGGAAAGGCATCTGCAAACGATTGCCGCAGCGCCCTGAACTGGTTGTCCATGTGCGTGGTCAGGTGCTGCTCATGCGCCGCCAGGGCCTTGCTCACGGCCTCCTGGATGAGCACCTGCACCCGGTCTTCGGTGATGCCACCCTTGCGCCGCTCAGGGCCGATGTAGTCCGTCATCGCTCAGCCTCGCGTGCTTCGACTTCCAGAAGTGTAAAGTTAGTCGGCCTTTTCAGTCCATGCTGAAAGATATATCTGTCGTGCGCAATGGCGGCTTCGATTGGGTCTCGGTGGTGGCCAAGATGGATGATCTTGCCATTGTAAGTAAGCCGCGCAAGCCATGTTCCTGGACGGCCATGCTTTGCGCTTACGCCG